CCTTACTCTGACTACTGGACTCCAATGATCCTGTTGGGTTGGCACTACGGCATGAGGCTAGGGGATACTGCTTGTTTCCAGCGGCCTTGGGTTAACAACAAGACCAAGCAGATTAAGTTTATCCCTGCTAAAAGAAAGAAGAAGGAGATCATCCTTCCTCTTGTGCCAGATGTTGACCTAGCATTATCAAAGGTTCCCCATGAAGATGATACGTACTACTTCCCTTTAGCACGTGACCGATATTATTTTCGCGGTACTTTGTCTAACCAGTTCAAGAAGATTGTGAAAGACGCAGGACTGGATCACTCCTTGACGTTCCACTGTCTGCGTCATGGTGCTGCCACACGTATGTTAAAGCAGGGGGTCAGAACAACTACCATAACTGAGATCATTGGATGGGAAAGCCCTGCTATGCTTCAGAGATATATAGACAGGGACGAGGAAGATATATCCAAAGCACTGGAGGGAAGCATAACTGTATGAACGAACACGTGCTGATTAGCATAGTGATATTCTTTATCCTGCTATCAGCAGTAACTCATTTCACTGACAGACAATGACAGAGAGACAAATTGAGAAGTGGATGCTTGATGACAAGTATCTCAATGAAGAGAACGACAGCTATGTGTACTTCATACTTCATGGATATGATGGATACATGGACGCAATAGAAAACCCGGACAATAAGAATTACAAATTGCAATGGGATGAAAAGTCTTACGTTAAAGTGGGCATATCCAAAGACCCGCAGAAGCGCATCAGTGGCATCCAGATGAGCAACCCCATCAAATTAACCTGTCTAGGTTACATCCCCGCCAATGAGGACATAGAGAAAAAGATTCACCGCTGCTTAAAGAAGCATCACGTTAGAGGTGAGTGGTTCAAGTACAACGGATCAGTGCATGAATACATAGACTCGTTATATCTTTTGGATTACAAGGGTCAGCCGCAGCCAAGTTACTATGACAAGAAGTATCCCAGTTCCTGCTTCTTTGCAAACAACGGGGCAAGGGTTCGCCTTGTTGACTCTTCTTACTATGAAGCGGACAAGGACATACCTAATATGATGCGCTTATTGTTTGGAGATTGCGTTCAACACACTGTGGCAAGGAAGGCTCACATTGATGACTTTAATGACATCATTGATGCGGGGGAATCTTACTGGAAGACAGGACTTGACTATAACTATCCAAGGAAGTTTTCAGAAAGAACAATCAGAAAAGTTATGATGCACTTTGGGATGGAGAAGATATGCAAGAACGCATTAGAAAGCCAAAGGGCTGCTGATGCGGAGATCGCCAAGAAAGCTACTGATGCTATGGAAAAGCACATGGAGCCTTTATTTAAAAATAACTAGGTTAGGAACGTGGGTGCAGAGATGTTTGTCTTTCTCCTCTGATCATCTTGGAAATTCCTTAAAGGGTACGCACGGGTTACTACCTCCCCAAAGCCTCTGCCCTTGCCTAGTTAGATGTTAGGTTGAGGCATACCTAATCGCGTTGGACTTTTCTTTATCCGCTCCCTGCTTCCGGGGCGTTGCGGGTTTTGCATCCTAAAGTAAGGCAGAGTATCTTCTTCTGCCTCCCAGATTCCATCTCTATCAATTCCAAAATCTATGTAAAATTGATTGAAGGTATCTAAAGTCTTCATGGTTTTATCAAACCAATCTTTATCTTTAGCTTTCATTACGCTCATCTCTTCTATGAACTGACTTCTTGTCGGGATAGTCCCCGGAGCAAGAGCGTAATGCAGTGGCGTCTTCAACCTAAGATGGGAGTTTAACTTCCTCTCGGCCTCAAGGTTAGACAACTTAGGGTCTTCTTCCTTTAAGCTGTTTAGCATCACGATCCTTAACCTAGTCGCCTCTTCCACATCCCCCCTACCAAGTGCTGATTGGAACAGCCTTACGTCATTTGTTAGGACATTAATGTTTGCAACTGATGACGCAATAGTCTGGCCTTTAAAATGTTTCACATCAGATGGCTTATAGAAATTACGTATAGCGTTAGACGCATTGGTGAAGCCCAACCATCCTTGTCCGTACTCAGTGAACTGATCCTTGATGCCTACAACCATTGGACTCATTCCGCGAGCCAAACTATTAAGCCCATACGTAGGGTCTTTTGTTTCGGCAGTCTCAGCTAAATACTTAACAACAACACCAGCCTTTGATGCAAACAAACTGCCGGGGTGCATCATTCCTCTTGAAGGTGCTTCGTCAACAAGAGACTCCAGCCATGCGCCTACCATTGGGACTGAACTCAATGATAGACCAAGGAAAGCACGTGCTGAATCGGCAGGGTCTTTCTTGTCATAAGGCATTCCTTTCTTCGGCTCTCTGCCCAAGAAAGTTCGCATGAACCAATTGATCATCACCATAGCTAGAATTCCAGCCGGGATGGAAGAAGCCATTAGGCCAAGCATCCATATCATACTGGCAAAAGACTGCTGTGCTTTATCACTGGCAGTTCCCTTCCTGCTCCTGCCTAAAGTTACGTTTGCTAGATTCTGAATTGCGTTACTTCCCCAACCCAACAACGCCATAAGCATTTGATTTGTTTTGGTAAGCCTTGCCCATGTTGGCCTATTACTTGGGGTTGCTGAGTTAGACTGAGTAACCCATCCCTCCGCAATACTGTTTCTTTGTAGATCAGTTAAGAACTGAGTTTCTTCTCCGCTTTCTAAGTCTTGAAAGAACTTCTTAGCTTCCTTCTGGAAGTTTGTAACTCCCCCTCTAGCCATCATACCTAAAGCGTTATTAAATGAAGCCTTGTTGGCTCTCATAATATACAAGTACCTACCCAATAACTCTTCTTCAGATATGTCTTCTGTTAAACTGTCCCCGTAAATCTTCCTTCTGTTGTAGGACAGCCTAAGCATCCTCTCTATATTCCTTACAAACTCTATGCCTGCATTCCAAAGCTGCACGTTACCGCTGATATCTCCCATACGGGGGAACACCGGCCTGCCAGCCAAAGCAAGTGCGGCCTCGGCCTGCCCAAAGCCAGACTGAATTGACCTCCCCAGAAGCTGAATAAATTCACTGTCAGTTTTGTAGGAGTTGATCCCGTTCCCTCCACTCATTAAGTCCCCGTAAAAAGCCTGCTCTGTTTCAATTGGAGTTACTGGCATATCAAGCCCGCGCTCTTTAAGTAAGCGGGCCTCATGCAAGCGCAGTGGCATATTCTGAAAAAACTCTTCTGCTGCTGGCGCAAGAAAGCCAGTAATTGGAGCGGTCGCTTTATGTAAACCTCTCGCCTTTATGAAAGCATCTATCATTCCGGGGAGTGATTTAAAAATAAGCGCAGGCTTATCCCAGCTAAACTTCGGAGCAAAAACTTTCTTGCCAGCTTCTGTTCTAGTTAGCTGAGTTTCCAGCCCGGTGGTGTATCTGATAGCAGATGCTCCAGTAGATACCCCCATCTTGCCAATAGATGTCGGCCACCTAAGAAGCAACCCCTTCAAGAAAGAAGCAGCCCCTGTTTGCCCTTGTGCAGCGGCAAGATTGGAGCCGCCTATCACACTGGCATCAGTGCTGTTTTTAATTAAAGTACTGGCAGCTAACAAGGTTGACCCAATCACTGCTGATTGAGCGCGATGAAATCCTCCCGGCATTATATCTTCTTTTGAGCCAGCACTTCCGGGGGAATAAGCTGTAGCGTAGGTCTCCGCAATATCTCCAAGCCTCCTCTTCCAGAAATAAAGCTCATCTATTGTCGGGATATAAGTCGTTCCTGTTGAAGCTTCAAGCTTGAACTCTTTCCTTAGTCTCTTCTCTAAAGCGGGAGAGTTTTTCGGGAAGCCTTCCTTAATAAGTTCCCTCCTCCTTTTAATAATATTATTCTCTAAAGTTTCATACTCTCTCTGTATGCTTTGAATTGAAAGCATTACATTTTCAAGAGGCTTACTGCTGCCCATTAAAGCAAACTTCTTCAAGTCTGATTCATTCCTAAAGCCATACTGGTAAAAATAGTACGGGCCTAAAGCATTTGAACGCGCCTTAACAAACGGCCCCTCTGCCTCAAGGTCTGTATACACAGCCGTGCGCTTTGTGTTTTCAGATGGAAGTATTATCCTCTCCAGAGAATTAAGAATGTCCTTATACTCTGACAGTATAAGCTGTTTTATTTCTGCTCTACCCTTGCCAGTTTCTGATTGCAGAAAATCAACCACATCGTCTGCGCTTACAGAGTCTAAGCTGCCATCCCCAATAGCCGCAGCAAGTTTTGAGTAAGCTTCTTCTAGTTCGCTTGGCCTCTTAATAAACTCTGGGTTCCTGTCTACTATAAAAGATAGCAGTGCCTCTTCATGCCCTGTGAATAAGTCGCTAAAGTCTTTCGGCCCAAGCTCTCCATTTGGTGTTGCGTTTCTTAACGTGCGGTAATTGGAGAGGAATGTCTTTGCTCTCTCGCTGAAGACGCGAGGAAGGAATGTCTTACCTTTTGCTAAAGGAAGTCTGACAATCGGGGCTGCCCCTTTCTTCCTGTCTACAATGTATGTAGGAGTAACAGACTTATCTAGGTCTGCAATGTTTTGATTAAGCGCATAAGCTTCATCTGTGATCTGCCCTTCAAAGTTTAACAAGGCCATGTCGGCTTCAGTGACTTGCTCGCCTGACATTAAGAAATCGCCTTCCTCTAAGTTCCTCCCCCCTTCTTGATGAGATGCCCTTAGCTCGTTCCCTACAGACAACTCCCACTGCCTATAGGTTTCATCTCTATCTATAGTGTTAAAGTTAGTATCATAGCCATGACTCTTGGCTGCTGCTTTCATCTTGTTCTTCCAAGCGTCTCCGTAAGTAGCGGCCCAAGCCGCCATTCTCTGGTAGTACAAGTTGTGCTTTCTTACCAATTGTTTAGTGACCTCAACAGACCTACCCGGAATATTGTTGAGGGTTTGCTCTAGAACAGAAAAAGTCCACCTGACAGGCAGCGCACGAACATTTTGTTTCGGGTGCATGACAAGCTCGGACATATAAATATTTTCAAGACTGTTCTGCCAAGCTTGATAGTAATCAAAGTACTCATGCTCGGCTCCATTAGTTATCAGCCAATCTGTAATTGCATCATAAGCCTCGCGCATTCTCGCGAGGTTCTCGTCTCCTTTTTTATCTGAGAGTATCTCAACAACTACAACCTTAGCTTTGTTCGTCCCTCTTTGTGGAACAGGAATAATAAGAGTATTGTTTTGGTAGTTGTCTGGCATTACCCCATCCAGAAACACTTCCTCTTCCACTCCTTCTTTGCCTTCTTTTATTCTGAAGACAGGAGTCTCTATTGCCTTAGCATCTTTATTTAAAGTTGCTAGGTATGCCTTTAACTCTGGATCATTTAGGAATCTATCTGCTATCTGCCTTGCCTCGTTGTAAGCTTGCAGCCTGTTGAACAAAGTGTTCAGCGGCTCATACTGCTTCTGAAAAATAAGACGTTGCCTTTCAGATTTCTTAGCGTAATTCGTAACGCGCTTGGTTGCAGCAGCAATAGCTTTAGCCTTTACTTCTGGGTCAGTATCTTCTAGCCCACGGATCAAGTCATCAGCAAACTTCTGAATACCGTCTTGCTCAAGGTCTCCATCTTCTGAGAAGACCAACGCCAGTGCGTTTTCTTTTAGTGACTTATTGGTAGCCAAGATACCAGCAGCAAGCTGCCACTTCTTGTATGTCTTGGTTCCCGGTTCAGCTAATGCAGGAGCATTGGGGTTCAGTGTTCTCTCTTTACTGTACACCTCAAGAATCCTGTCTGCCTGAGCGGCTACATCTGCCGCCGTTGCGTTAGGATTTACTTCTAATATCTCTGACCCTAAAGCCGCCTTTGAAACTACACGCGCAATCTCTTTTGCTTTGCCTCTGATGTTTGCAACGTCACGCTGATTCTCCAGAAGCGTCTCTTCATTCCCTGCAATGTTAAGCAATACGTTTGCAGCCCTAACATCTGTTGACTCTGACGCTACAGCTATAGCTGCAATCCTGAATTGACGCTCAAGTTCCCTGAAGATTGCTACTTCTTTTGCCTCCTTCTGGAGCGCGTCGTCTGCTTTGCTGATTATTTTTTTAACACGCTCTGAACGTAACTCCTTGGCAAGGTTTTGGTAGTTTGTTTCTACCCACCTCATCCTTGATTGCAGTGTTTTAAGGAATGTTAAACTTGTATCAGCTAAGACCTTTGCCAACTCTGGCCTACCGTCTTCAATGAACTTCTGCTTCTGCGCTTCATACTCCTTCGGAAGAATAGAATCAGCAGCAACAGCACCAACACTATCCACAATGTTCTTTTTAATTAGTTTGCTTACTTGCTTAGTGGGAGTCTTGCCAGCAAGTATCCTATTTAATATGGAACTGACAGTTGTAGTTGCTGCCGCCGCCTGTCCTTTTAGTAAGTCTGCGCTTTCCCCTCTGCCTGCCTTCTCCAGTGTGGATAAATCTGTCGTGAGTTTCTTTGCGCTGGATATGTATATACTCCCAGCGTCCATTGCACTTCGCGTTAAAAGTCCTCCCGGCTTTGCCGCCCTGTTAAAGTCCAGCCCTTTGCCAGTCTTCAACATCTTCTCCACCTCACTAAAGAACCTCCTCTTTTCTCTTCGCGCAGCTACTGACTCAACACGTATCAGACTGTTGTCCAGTAACGCGCTGACAATATCCAAGGCAATCTCTACGCCTCTCTTAAACGCCCCTTCTGTAGACTGCTTAACCAGATTGCGGGCATAGAACTCATCGGGGTTAATGATCCCATATAAATCTTGATCAATCCGGTCAAGTATATCCGTCTGTTCCTGAGAGATGGAGCCAGATATTACACTGTCAGGGTCGGTAGAAAACTCACCAGTGTTAGAGATGGCTGACTTGATCTGATTGTTATCAAATACAGCTAGGTTATCTCTGCCCATTTCATTGATGTAATAACCATCAAACCCTGCGTACTTAATGTGTCTGGTAAACTTCTCTACTTCACTCCAGTGCTTGTACTCTAGCTCGCTAACAGCTTGCTTGACCTTATTGAGATATAAATCTTCATTTATTGTTCCTCTTTGAATCTGTGAGAGATTGCCTACTGTTTCCACGGAGAAGCCGTTACTTAGTCTTTCAAGTGCAGCGTTTATCTTTGCGCTTTCCTCGGCAAAGGTTTCCAACTCCATGTCTATTTCTTCTTGCGTATAGCCAAATGATTCAAGTTCTGCAACGTCAGGTTCTCGTTGGTGGTTTAAAGAATCTGCTATTTTTGTATTAAAGCTCCATGCCTTTTCCATGTCTAGCTGATCTTGAAGGTACGCAGCGTCAGCAGCAGCATCAGCAACTGCCTGCTCTAAACGGAGCCGGTGTTCTGGGTTAGAGCCATCAAAAGGATTCTCTGCCCTTATGTACACTGGGTATATAGTTAAGTCAGTTCCGTGGCCTTTGAAGTATGCAGCATCATTGTTCACCAGCTTATTATCAGATAGCAATAAGCTAGACATTTTATTGTAAGGCTCAGTACCCGGCTCTACGTTTCCTAAGTAGAGTTGCCCAAACACTGGGTCGGGAGAGAAGAAGTGACCTATTCTTTTATCATTGTTCTGAACAACCTCTGCTTGAACATAATCTGGGAGAGGGTCTGATTTACTAAGCCCAAGCTCCGCTCTCTTCCTATCAATAAATCCACTAAGCTCATCAAACCTATCTATCTGTCCATCAAATGTTGTGGCGTGAAAGAATATCAATGGCTTGCCGTCAGCAGTTTTAACGACAGAGTCCCCAAACCATTCCGCAAACTCAGGAGTATTAACTTGCGGCTTGTCTATAAGCTGCAAAGCCTTAGCGTCAAAGCCTTCTCCTTGCTCCCAGTTGCCCGGATTGAACGCAGCAATTGATCCAGCTATTTCAGATTCAATCTTAGGTTCCTTGGCAATGATGATATCGCCACGGCGTTGCACGTTTCCAAATCTGTTCTCAATCTCTGGCAGATAATCAGCCGCCTTCCTGTTCTCCTGCCAGTTGTCTGGTTTTGTCTTAGGCGAAGCCCCCTCCCCTGTCCTGTTCCCTTCAAAGATTTTAAAGTAAACAGTACCTCCGGGCTTAACTGCATTAGCTGCCTGAGCTATAACCAACTGACGGACACGCGCTTCTTTAATCACATTAAGCACGTTGTTTACGGTAGCAGTATCGGCTTGCCCGTTGGCAATCCTAGCTACTACTTGATTGTTATGCTCTATAGTCCTATTGAAAGGATCATAAATTAAATTCTCAACGCCCAGTGATTTTAAGTATTCAGTAGCGTTGTCAAACCTACCGCCCCCTATGTCTGCGTTTATCCCACCGGGAACAAACTCAACAAAGTTAGATGTGAAGGTGGTAGGCATCCTGCCTTGGTTAATTGAGGTGTCAGCAGAAGAGATATCTTGGGCAGGGTAGCTCCATAAGTTAAGCCCCTCTCCTATTGATCCCGCTATACTGTCATAGTATAAGGGGGTATCACTAGGTACTTCAGAAAGGATGATCCCGTTCTTTGCTGCTGCATTAGTTCTGATTCTTGCATAGTTTGCAGAACTTAATTCCCCTGCGCTCTTCTTGGCCTCATCTAAAATGTCCAGTTCCGTTTGAAGTATGAGCCTTTCTGTTCCGGTGGCTTTCTTAATAGCCTTCTTAATCCTCTTCTCTTCCTTTTCAAAAGCTTTAAGCTGTAGGCTCTTCACCCTTTTTCTGTACTGCTCAGGTAAAAGCTTTGCCGTGAAGTGGGCAATCTCTTCGGCAACAACTTCCGGGTTCGCGCTGTTTGCAATCTTGGCTGCGTTAGTTAAAGCGTTGAACGTACCATCAAACGTGACAGTCTCATTGCCATCTATATCTACACCTCCAGTAATCTCAAGCGTCAGAAGTGCTAGGGTTTTCTGGTCTAAGACTTCAATGAACTTGTTGAAGACTCTTCTCTGCTCTTCAGTTAATCCATTGTCTGTCCTGTTAACCAACTCTTTTATTTGTGCCGCTCCCTTTGCTTTAGGCAAATCGGGAATAGTACTAGTTGCACCTCTTTTTTTCTGTGAGGCTATGCTGCCAGCTAGTTCTTGTTTAATTAGAGGTAGGTTCTCATAGAAAGTTTGCGGGTCTTTATGTACTTGCTCTGCAAACTTACGGGCCTTGACCTTATCTTGTTCGGTCATGGTCTCCGGGTTTAAGTTCAAAGAGTCAAGGCGTCTTAAAATCTGAATGCCCTGTTTGCTTTTCTGTTCATCTGAACTATTGGCAAGCCCCTCAATCTTGTCGGCTTGTTCCTTTACAAAGGCATCAGCCTCCCTGTCTTCAAGTGTTCTTTGGCGTTGTGCGCCTTGCGCTGCGTCTATGGATTCCTCCACTTGCGCTTCAATAGCTTCAGATTCTCTTTGCTGCTGTGCCGCTGCTTGGTCTACCTCAAAATCTTCTGGGGCGAACTCATCTAAAGCCTCTGCTTGTGTTTGTTGCGTGGTTGGTTGGAGCCTGCCAGTGCCGCCAGCCTGCCTAGCCTCATCAAACTCAAACAGGCCAGCCTTATTTGCTTCAGCCTTCTCTCCTGCTGTTTGAAGCAAAGATATAAGTGCTACAGTCCTGCGCTCTTTCAACCCCTTACCTTTGGCTTTAGATTTAAGGGACAGTGCTAGGTTCTGCTCATCCTTTAAAGACCCAGCAGTGGATTCATCTGTGGGGGTAGTTGTTTGCCGGGGGTCTCCTACTATACGCCTATAAACTGAAGGCTCAGAGGAGTTGCTTATAGCCTTGAGTAAATGCCTGCCTAATGTACTAGGATCAGCAACTGTTCCTGCATATACATCCGTACCTTTAGCCCCCTTAACTCCTGCTGCGTTAATTAACGCCCGCATCTGGCCAAGAGTAACTGTATTGCTTTCAACAAGCGGCTTTAGGATGCTCTTAATGTTCTTGTTTTTGATTGCATCAACTACTTTCAACGCAATCTCTTGTTGAGGGACTACATCTGTCTTAGCTTTATCAGTCCTCTTACTAGTGTCTGACTTTGTTACCTTCCATACTCTGCCGTCCTCTTTGTTCTGGTCGTTAGCTATGAAATCTTGAGTGGTTATGTTCTTAGGAATCCGTGCGCCAACAACCCTCTTCTTTGAATCAAGTATGGTTTCAATTGCGCTATCATCTTGTATCGTAAACTCCTCATTGAACTTGGGTTTGCCTGTTGAAGAAACTCCTTGGTAGTAACCGATCCCCCAACTCTTTGTGTTCTTGTTGTATTTAAGAACAGCTTGCTGTGGGTTTTCCGGGCGAAGCGTGTACTCTAGTTCTACCTCTATGGGAGCGTCTTTAACTTGATCGTCTTTGACCCAGTTAAATTTTTTACCAACCTTTCTTTTAACTGTGTTAGCTATTACGTAATCAGTTTCTGGTTGTGGTGGTAATGTAGGGGTTGGTACTTCTTGCTCCTCGGTGACAGATTGTTCTGGCGTAGTTGTTCCTATGCCCACATCCCCATCTTCTTGGGTAACTGCCCCCTGCCTGTTTTCTTTTTCTATACGCTCGTCTGCTCTTAGCTCTGCTATGGCTTGGTGAAATTCAGCAACAGTCATCCCGTCTTCTAGCTGAGAAGATAGGACAGGCTGCCCTTTTAGTTTTTCTAATTCTTCAGCTATGTATGCATCTCTTTTACGCTGGAACCCAAGCCTTTCAAAAATTATGTCACGCTCTTCTGGCTTTGCTGTTTGGGACTGACGTTCTTGCCTTGCCTCCTCATACTCTTGGTACGCTAAGTCTTCTTCTGTTTCTAACTCTTCGTCATATACTACTGGTAAATCTTCTTCTGTTTCAACGGCTTCGGCTTCAGCAAGGACTGTTTGGTTATTATCTATAATCTCAACAGCCATTTGTTCAGCTATTTGTTCAACATCTTCCTCTGTGATCTCTTCGCCTTGCGCCTCCCTAAAAGACTTTATTTGCGGGGCAACAGATTTCTTAAATTCTTCTCGCTGCTTACTTCTCTCATTGCGTAGCTCTTTGTTTGATTTACGGATAGCTGCCTTTCTTCCAACATAGCCGGGAATACTTCCTACTCCTGTGTATGTTCCTCCCATTGCAGCACCAAGGCCATAGGCAGTTGCAATCTCATTAACTATTTGCTTCCAAGGTTTATCTGGGTTGTAAGTTGCTGTCTGAACAATGCTCTGGGCAATAGAGTCTGCAACTTCTTCAGCCCCCTCAAACTGAGATTGTTTCAGTGAAGCTTTAATTATTCCTCCAATGCTTTGTGCGGCTTTAGGGTTGGCTAATAAAGATTCAATACCAGTTAGCCCAAATAAACCGACAATGCCCGCCGTTGCAGCACCTCCAATTGTTGCTGGAAGTAAGGCTTCTTCTGCTGAGTTAGCGTATGCTATATCCCATATCTGATCGTCTGTTAAGTCTGGGTTGTTTTCACGTAGTTGTCCTACCTTTTCGGCGGCATAGGTATCTAAAGCAGAAGCATAAGTTCCAGCACCAGACCGGAGGCCATGTATCCCAGCCATAGAACCGATACTCATTTTCTTCTGAAGCCTTCTTCCTGCTCTGCCAGCTAATCTTTCTACAGCTTCTTCGCCTACCTCTCTACCTAAACGCTGCGCTCCATACCTAACACCTTGCCTTCCTACCGCCGCAGCTACGTTTCCTACTCCTGCTGTCGTAAGAAGAAAGGGAAGCTCTTGGGCTAAGGCAGTTCCAATCATGCCCCCAGTAGCAGCAGCTTCTGGGTCGGGCATGGTTTCATACTGGCTTTCAACTACATCCCCAAGCACCTGAGCGTAGGTATCTCTCTCTGCCAAAGCGTCTTGAAATTCTTCACGCTTCCTATCTGCCACCTCATCTACGGTTTCACCAGTAACTGGAGACTCATCCAGCACCATCCAATCCGGTAAATCTTTAAGCCTTTCAGTTAATGCTAAACCAGCACCTGAGTACAGTGACCCTATATCAGCGGCAGTCTTTTGAAGAGTAGCACCGAGGCCATCGGCAGTTGGGAAGTCTTGGTAAAACTCTGGCTCCCAGATAAAGTTGGAAAACTCATCACTGTCTCCAGCAATAGAAGAGTAAGCACCACCTAACCCACTAAGGAACGGCGAGCTTTCAAGAAAATCTTCCTCTTCAGACTCTTCCCATATGCGCCTCCTCTCATCATTGCGGAAATCTAAAGGGTCATACTTCTTGTAAAGATTTGACCAATCACTATCTGTTAAGGTGTCAAAGTAGCTCACTAGTCTTTTTGATAATAATTTCTACTTACTTTTGCTGAAGCCCTTTCAAGTAAATTTCTCATGTTAAGTGTTGCTTGAAAGGCTGGGTCATTTAACTGCTCAACAGAAACTCCTGCTATGTTTGCTGCCTCACCTATAATAAGTCCTCTAAACTCACTAGGGCTAACGCCAATCAAATCTCTTGCCCTAGTGTTTCTAATTAATTCCTCTTGCTCTGGTCTTAAAGAATCTCCTGTCTGCCCCGGCGTCATTGTGGTGGCTAAGTTCAGTGCATCTGCCATTGACTGCCCACCGGGTAACGCACTGGGGCCGGGAACAGCAAGAGGCTGAACTGGGACAGTTGGAACAACTGGCGCGGGAGTAACAGTAGGACTCTGGCTTAATGGGTTAGGCTGATTAACTTCTGGACTGCTCATGCCCGCCCCATCCCAATCTGGCATTTGAATAGCAGACTCTGATCTTCGTGTTGGGTTTTCTCTAAAGAATCTTTCGGTGGCCGGGGAGTAGGGATTAGCCCTTGCGTAATCAAGCTGCCTTTGAAGATCAGCAAACTCTCTGCGCTGTTCAGCCTCAACTTGCTCAGAACTTCTTCGCGCCCGGAAAGCCGCATCTCTCTCTAGCTGCTCTCTTCGTGCGGCTTCTCTTGCTGCGTTTCTCCTTTGAACCTCAGCAGCCACTTCGGCTTCAGATGTTTGGTTGCTGAAATCTATAAATGAACTTTGGTCTGGCTCTGCTGATCCCTCAAAAATTTCCCCTCTCCATCTAGGTTTTTTATCTTCAGTCCACACGTTAACAAAGTTGTTGTCTGCACTACGTTCCCATAAACCTTTTGAAGTGTAATCAAAGTCCAGCCTTTCTAGCTCTTTTTGAAGTTTATCTGCTTCGCCACTTTTGTTATCTGCTTTTGCTGTAGCTATTAATGCTTTAAGCTCGCCCCTCCTTTTAAGGCCAGCGGCTGCTACCTTTTCGTTGCCGTCTGCAATATTATCATACCGATCTGCTTGAAGCCGCAAAGCGTTTTCATACTGCTCTGGTAGGTCTCCTTGTTTTAAATTAAAATTACGGAACCCTTCCCTGTTTCCGTACTGAACTGAAGGGGAGATGAGGCTATACAGATTTCCCCCTTCAATCCTTCTCTTGTTAAGCTCTTCTTGAGTGTTTGTTTTGGCAGCATCAGCCATAGCCAGACGGAACAAATCTGTTTCCTCTTGGTTCCCTTTGTATTGACGCAGATATCTGTCTGCATTCTTGGGATCAAGAAGACCAGCCCTATATATAGCAGCATTTTTCCGGTCTTCTTCCTTATTCATTTCGGTTCTGTTTGCCCTAGCTATGTCTGCCATGAGCGCATTCTGCCTACTAACTGCAAGCTGACGGTTCTTTTCGCGCTGACGCTGTTCTTCCATTAAGGCCAACGCCATCTTTTGTTGTGCCTGCCTTCTCTTCTCAGCCTCTTGCGCGTTCATGTAGGCAACCTTTCTTTCTTGATCTATGTCGCCGCCAGTAGCAGCAACTGCATCAGCAAAGTTTGAGTACTGCATCTGAGGATCAGCGTTCTCAAAGAACACAGTCCTATTGGCCATGCCCGGAGGGGTGTAATAGTCTGGCTGGATAAAGCCTTGACCCATTCCCGCTGGCGCAGAGTTTCTTGCCATCCCAGAACCAATGCCGCCCGCATAGTTTTGCATATACGGGAGGGCATTCCTTGTCTTCCTAGCTATATCGTAAAAGGTAGCCATAATACTGTCACAGTATAAAGTTAAACTCTCTCAAGTACCCTTGGGTAGTTGTTGTAAAGTGGGGCAGCGTACTGATATCCGTAAAGACCATTAAGCGGATTAACTCCGTACCCGATGAATGGCTGTTTAGGGAACCTTGCAAAAGGTTCTGTCTGGCTCATGTCATAATTAACAAAGCCAACATTCTCTTGAGGGACTGGAGCCATTCCTTGCGCCTCTAATGCTGCTTGGTACTCGCGGGCCTGCGTGTACTCTGGGGTTTCAGCTAGGTGATATATCTGATTTGTCCTGTCAATCTGGCCTAACTGGCCAAGCCTGTTAAGCTGTTGCCCCATCATCTGGTTCCTAGCTTGCATCGGCATTAATTCTCTGGCTGCTAAAGAATCCATAATGCCCTGACGCCTGCCTATGTTTGCCAACTGTAGCCGGTTTAGGTAGTCATAGTCTGCCCTGCTTTGGTCGGCTAATTGGTTGGCAATCCCTACCTCAATTTGCTGGCTCCTGTCAGCGGCCATCTTGTCCAACCTAGAACCAGCACCCCCTCGGCTTCTAAACCCTGCAAGCTTTAGGTCTCTTCTGAGACCTTGCCTAGCTAAGTCACCAGCTTGGCGCATTGCGTCTGCTCTTTCAGAGCGTAAAGCAGAAAGCTTGTTCTCCATTCCCCCCCCATAAATATTAGATAAAGCACCCGCTTCTTCCGTGGCATATCCTTTTACCCCGCCACGGTTTAATGCGCTTTCATATCGGTTAAGAGCGGTGGCGTCTTTCTTCTGTTGAGAGCCTATTCCTCCAATAATATCTTTAACTCTATCAGCAAGCTCTTGATTCCTTGGGGTAGCCACAGTCTCATAGGGAGACTGGGTTTGAGTTTGCTGTCCTAAAGGGGTAGCAAGTGGAGCGGAAAACCTCCTTGTATTCTGCTTTCCGCTCTGAAGCCTATCAAAATAATTAACAGCCATGCGGAGGATAATACCACACGGGAGTTATTATCGGCTAATTTGCAAGGGCGGTTTGCAGTTCAATTTGCCAGTTATCTAGAGAATCATCCCATTCAGACATATCCCTATCAACTGACCTATGAAACTTCTCCTTAATCTTATCAGACCACTTGGGGAAAACTGGTATATCTATAGGAGTTGAAGCGGATGGCTGAGAAATTCCACCAGAAACTGAAGCTTGTGCTTCAGTTGATCCGCTTTCTGGCCCTTCTGCTTTAAATATCTGACCATTAATATCTGTTCTAGGTACAGCTTCCCCCAAAAAAATACCCCCTCCGGTGGTAATTAACCCGGCAATCCCCTTGGCTATTAAAGACTCAAGATCAGAATACAAAACCCATCCATATTTATCTGGCTCTTCATAGTAAGAGTACAATGGCAATGATATTTGATTCCCGTTTAAGTCACGCAAGACATGGCGATTGCCATCATCTTTCCCGTATTCCCAAATCCATTTAACCATACCACCTTCTCCAAGTGGGCTTGTATCACTGTCCTTGTATTCCCACGGCCTCCTCAAAGCAAAGAGTAATTCACAAAGCCCTTGCCACACCGCAACCCACGGCCTGTCTAGCTGTAGCACATCATATGGGGAAAACCTAAAATTAGGGTACTGATAGTAGCTGAAAACTACACCTACATTAATGCCGTTAAACTGTGATTGCTTTCTCAAGATGTCATCATACCTATCCAAGTCTGACAAGTCTTTGTCAAACGCCCAATCTAATAAGCTTAATTCAGATTCTGTTGGCATTTTAGCTTAATTGATTCTGAACAACTCTGACCCAATCTTGAACTGAATCCTCCCATCTCTCCCACTCATCTTTTAATTCTGGGAACTTAGACTTCACATTAGCTGGAACTTTAGGGAACTCTGGCAAGGGTACTTTTAATTTACTTGGGTCGGCAGCAAGTCTTGCAAAGGGGCCGCTACCCCTGTTTACCCCGCCGCCAGTGCCGATTAATGAAGACAACTTGTCTGTAGAAATTTGCAAGTACAGCCTCTCCCCATCTCTATATTCATACAGCAAACCAAGGTATGCATCAAAATAGAATTGCTTACCGTCTAGGTAAAATGCAGGGAGATCAATAAATGGAATGAGAATCCAAATGATCTCTTTAACTTCGTCTGGGGTAAGAGTCCTACTTTGGGCTTGGGTTAGTAGCTCATCTACCCTTTGCCCTTCTTCATCACTACGCTTTTTTAGTTGAGGCATAAAGTCTTATAGCTGTCGCCTCAAACGCTCCCGCTGTTCCGCTTACAGACAACTCATAATAAAGGTTTCTTCCTTGTTCATAGACAGGCCAAGTAAGCTCCTCTGAAGCTCGCGTGTTATTTTCTGTGTGAGCGTTTCGGTTGAAGTCAGTGACGCATTTGACTTCCTTGGTTCCAGCTTTACTCCACACCAGTCCGCATCCCACCTTGTTTGGGTCGGCAGCCTGTGCTGAGTTTCCTATCCTCAAACTAATCTGGCCTCCTACTTGATCATGGTCAAACTCCAAGGTGAATGTCCTTAATAGTTTATTTCTAGTGGGATCATTAAGCCTTAAAGCTGGGCTTGTTAGTATTGAGTTAAAGTCTTCATCAGTATAGGTGGGACATGAAGATGTCCCAGCCGGGTGTGTGCTTGTGCAACGCTCTCTTTTGAAATGATTCCCGTCTTCCTTTATGCAGTTGTCTTTAGTCCACACCATCACAAACCTTACTTCTTCGGGGCAGGATTCATCACAAAGATCAGCAAACGTGTTAAGGCCAAGCTTTGTATAAAGCGTGTCTGACGCAGCAGAACTAGTCCAATCTTCTGTGGCTAGGTTGTCATCTGGGAAAGCAGAATCAGAGTAAGTCTTAGTAGATGTGGTGAATAAATTGTTTATGTTTGGCGAACACCTTGTGGTGCTAAAGTTTTCAGAACCGGAACAAACTGAAGAGCCTTCAGACGAGTCTCTGTATTGGTGGATTCCATGAGTTGCTCCTCCTTCAGCACATACGCAATTACTGATAGCCCATTCCGCAATGCTTGTGTAGTTCTGGTTGGTAAAATTCGTGAAAGCAGAAAAGCCCGCATCCATATAAGATACGTGCTTGTACTTAGTGTTAATGATTAGTGTCTTATCATTCTTTGTTGCTCCTTTACTTGGCCAGCTAATCCATATTTCATCTGTCTTAGCATTGAATGCTGCTATAGGAAGCTCACACTTAGATTGGTTTATGTCATCAAAGATAATGCTGGATGCTAGGTGAAGCCAGTTATCGCGGACAGGCTCACTCCGGTATATACTGTAATAGTATATGCCATCCCGGCCCAAATAAAAATGTTCATTCCCAGCCGCCACTATTGTATTCGGATAGTTAGGAATCATGTTCCCGCTATCATCATCTGAATATCTTTTACGGAACGTGAGAACATCAGTCCCAGTCCCACCAGCAACCTCAAACTGCCAGATGCCTTTAGTCGTGTAGACTAGTAAGACATTAGACAAGGGTTCCATTCCTATGATGTCTTCACCTTGGCCAAGGTCTTGGTATCCTGCTAGGGAATCTTCTACGTTTGGTGTAATTTCAAATGGCTTTTTAAAGTCACTCCACACAAGCCTGTCAGGAACCCATTCGTTTCCTTCATTCACATTGGCGTAAAACATTAGCCCACGCCATTCGGTAATATGCTTAACTCGGTTAAGTCCAATCCCCTTGAATGATTCTATTTCTTTCAGTGAGTTAACTTTGTCAACAAGACCTGAGTTAGTTCTTTGTGATTCTTTCGGTTGATCAAGTTTGTAGTAAACAGGCTTGGCGTGTTCATTAACCAAAACAACAAACTCTCCTAACTGTGCAGCTTTCCATTGCCCTGCCGTAGCAAGCCCCTCACCTATAAGCTTCCAGTTGTTTGTCTTTATATTGAGCGCGTACAGTCTTCCTTTTGAGCCAGCCAGTAATTTGGTAACACCATTAGATATCTCTGCCTCAAAAAGAAAGTTAAGGTCTTCAACCGCTGCTCCCGAAGATGTGTTCTCTAGCTGCCAATGTAAGTCTGCGTTATTGTAAGTTGCTCCTTCAGTGTACAACAACCTTCTGAACCCGTTGGCCCTGCTTAATGCACCGGCAGAATTAATTCTAAAGTTCTGTACCCATCTATGCCCTCCAGCAAGCACTGCATCTGGAGAAGAAGAAGGGTCTAGCGGCCCTGTTAGAGGGCGCAGTTCATAAAGCTTTGCATCTGGTGGTGTTCTCATGCCGTATCATAGTCTGATGTTGCGTAAGTAATATATGCACATCCCCCGAAAGCATGACCGCCATTAGCAAAAGGCCCATGAATCTCACTAGCATCACCGAATGACCCATAAGCCCCGCTTCCGGGTGCGTTGAAATCAAATGCGTTTGCACCCCTTGTGTATGAGTTATTATTTGCTGCTGCTATGGTCGGAGCTTTAGGCTCTAGGCTATCCCACGCATGACCTCCAACTCCGGGCGATCCAGCGGTTCCTGCTGATATAGCACCAACTCCCATAACCCCATCGGCTCCGGGGTAAAATATTGTTCCTTTCCCCCCAAAGGAAGCTGCCCTAAGAGCAGCAACTCCTGAGTGATCTTTAGTCCCATACTGACTTAAAGAATAATCGCTGGCTGCGCTTGCTGAAAATGTGCCATCAGACGCTTTCCAGTAAACTTGTTTTGAGCCAACGCCACCATTGCTAGACGTTCCTTGAGTCGTGTCCGCATCAGCGTGGCCTCCTCCCTCTCCGTTAGCAACCCATGCAATTAAATACCACGATCCCCCTTTCTGAACTTCAAGTTGAGTTCTGTAAGGTGCAGCTTTTCCTGCTACAATGTCATTAGCTTTTGGTTCTCCTGCCGTAGGGTCTGCCGAAGCAGACTGTCTGCCCACCCCTCCACGTATATATGTAAACTCATCTCCTTGATAACCGGAACCAAAAGAAGATGAGTTGGATAATAATACTTCTGTGTTTGCAGAATCAAACGTCCTTACCCTGACGCCAGTAATACTGTTGCCGTCTATGTCAAAAACGGCTTGAAGTATTCCTCCTGCTCCACCGCCGCCGCCCGGAACCCTTGTTGGCTGCGCGTCAGCAAGTGCGTAAATTACACCCCATGTTTTAGTGCTGGTGTTTGGAATGTCTATTGCCGTGCTTGCAGCAGGGGCGGCAAGTCCATTGATAGGCTCACACGTAAATTGGTTGGATTGGTTTAAGATTTCTTTAACGGTTAAAACTTGAGTGTTCCAAGCCGCTGTAGTCTGCCCGCTTAGAATAAGTTGATCCCCCACATCAAAGTTATGAACTTGGCCACCAACTTGGTGCAGCGTGAAAGTTATTGGCTGACCACTTGTGTATGATATGTTGGTTATATGAAATCTATTAAACGTAGCCAGCGCATAATCTCCTCCAGCACCCCCTCCTCCCCCGCCGCCACGAAGAACAACTCTCATTCTTTTCTTTGAGGACATTCCGGTAGGGGCTTCACTTTGCCCTGAGAACAATAGCTTAGGTGTTCCTATGGATGAATAGTTAGTAACATTCCTGCTAAATCCTATCACCGGCCCAGCAAAGTCACTCTTTGCTCCGTTGTTATTCTTGGCAACAACCCAGTAATAATAAGGAGTAGTTCCGTCCACCCTGTTAGAGTTCTTATCATCCTGCCTTGTTGTAGGGTTATAAACAGGCCCACCGTTAACATCTAAATACAATATGGTTCCATCCCTGCGCTCACAAAGCATCGTCCTTGGCGCATTCATATTCTTTAATCCCGCACGTAAGTCCTTCCTAATTCTTTTTGTGGTTGCAGCCGTGATGCTATCTGAAGTTCCACGATAGATGTCATACTTTGTGGCTCCATCAACTTTATTAAACACAATCGGGATACCGCCGTTATGCCTCATTGCTGCACCAGCTTTTACAAAAGGAGCCTCTAAATTTCCTCCGGGGTTTGTTACGTCAATAGGACGCTCTTCCCCTGTCTCTACGTCATCACATTGAATCTCACAGAAATCATTCTTAAATGCTTCAGAGAATGTGCCGTCCTCATTGTATATGTAACTGAACCAATCATATACTCGTCGCGGAAAGTCTACTATCACCTTCTTTAATCTTGCACACGCACTACTGTCAGTAGACGGGAGCGTATCCTTTATGTCACTTGGTCTAATTGGGGAAGCCATTGATATTATCGTATGTTATTTTAAGGTTGTTCACTGTACTGTGAGGATAAATTTGTGCGTACCCGGAAAGGTGTCCGTCATAGGTAAATGTCCAAGCTTGAGATTTACCCCTAAGCCATGCGCTTGATGGCTTGAAGCACGGCTCTGCACCGTCATTCTGCCAACGCTCATCATAAAGAACAAAGTCAGGGCGCAAGTGGTTTTCCACCCCGACAAGAACAGGGTTGCCCGTCTGAGATGTGGCCAGAAAAGCCTGACCATACCCAAGGTGTACCATTCTCATCCCGTAGAACTTTAAGAAGTAAGGCTTATCTGCGCGTTTCTTCCAGTACACATTTTTATTTTTGCCTGTTATGTACTGTGGATCAACTTTTGTTGAGATTTTAAACTTAAAGTCTCTTGTCATTAATCCCGTATGCTCTGTCCTGACCGCCTCCCATGTGTGGATTATAATTCTTACACACCAGTCGCCGCCATTCCCTAGCTTAACATGAAACTTTCTACCGTCAGCCGTAGGGTTGATTTGGAAATACCCTGTTACTTGAGCGTCATCAGAAACCCCATTAGGTATTTCAAGCTCATCCATCTTCCCGTACAAAACAACCTCAACTTGAGTCCAAGTATTTGTTTTGATAGCAACCTTGGCGTCTCCCGAACGATTCCCATTGCCTACATCAAAGTGTTTTTGGCCGCCTTCAGAATACCCTTGGTGAAAGAAGTACCTATCAGTTGCTTTTCTCCAGTTATCATTAGAGGTGAGGGTAAGGGCTTGCTCTCTCTTGTTTGTGAAGCCTACAAACTTATGATTGTTTCCGTCACACAGTATATCAACATTAGATGTTGTGCCGTCAGGGCTTCTTTCATTTAGGGTAAGAAACTCAAAATCATTTTCTGGAACCCCATAGTTCTCTACTTTTTTACAGCACCCGCCTTGGCCTGCGTCAGGATTTGTTGGCTCTGGGGCAATAGGGCCGGGAAGAACATCCTCGTCATCTTCCCCCTCTATGTCTTCTTCATTGTTGTTGCCGGGGTTAACAATCTCCTTCTCCAAGCACCCCGACTTACACATCTCATACTTTACGTTATGTCCAAATGTCCCATCAGACTTAAACTCTGAGCGGAACCAACGCCAAAACAAAATGGCAAACTGCACGTACTTAACTAGACCCTGCGCTACTGTATCCGTCTCCTTGGGGAGATGGTTCTCAAAATCTTTGGGTCTGATATTACTAGGCATTGTTATACTGTAACAGGATAAGGCTCCCCTAGCCGAAGCATTGTTGCTTTAGGAAGGAAAACATCAGATATAAAATTCATTAACTTGTTGTGGCACTCCTTACTTGATCTAATTAAGCACTCATAAAAAGCCCTCACTAGGTTGTAGGATATGTGGCGTTGCGCTTCTTTCGGTTTCAAATGGGCGTGAAAGCTAACCATCCTCTCTTTGTTTAGGTAGATGTCATCTCCTGCTGACATACCAAGCTCGGCAAGTAGCTGGTCTTTGTTGCTGTCTATGTTGGAAAAGGATGACTTCCAAAGCCCGTAGTTATGAGCCTCACTAAATAAGGAGGTGTCATACTGTTTGTAGATTCTCCCTAAGCACTCCTGCTCTAAGAATTTAGAATCACTTCTGAATGCGTTAGCCCAAAACTCTGGGAAGCTTGGGTCACCGGAGTACACATATCCTGCGTTGTAAATACCGTAAGCCTGACAGGCTTCCTCTGTTATCAAGTGCGGGCTTAGTGATACCGGGTGCTGAAAGTTGCACGTGACAGGGTTCACCATAATCACATCCGCATCTAGGAACAATGTGTTGCCGCTGCCTTTGATGGCCTTAGACATGATGTCCATCTTTAGGCTTCCTTCCGCAGGATTCCACAAGCTACCCCAGCTTGCACAGTCAGGCCATATGTCTCCCAAGTTTTCGGGGAACTCACTACGCCTTTCTTCAAGGAACCCATCTGGGATGACAGTGACTTCTACGTTATCTGGGATATCTTCCTCCAAGCATTGATGTCCAAAGGCATCTGTTAGTAGGTAAATTTTTTTATCAGAATGAAGGCGTATGCTATTCATAAGCAGTGCCGCTTCATAGCCGTGGTTGCCAGTTGCTACCGTGCAATAAGACTCAAGATTAGACGGGCCTTCTTCAGATTGCCTTGGAAGGTTTTTTATATGATCCGCTTGAGTCTTTAGTTCCATTAGTTGACGCCAGTTTCTGATTCAAAATCCTCTGTAAAAATAGTTTCACTTGTAGTCCAAGTGTTTCCTGACTGGGTTCCTTTTTGTAGCTTAACCTCTGCCAGAACTATCCCGTAAGGGAGGGGAGTTAAGAACTCATCTGCCCCGCTGGTATAAAACTTGTGGCTTTGGTTCCTGTCTCCAGCCACAACTTTTCCAAAAGCGTCAGTGAACCCACTAAAATCAGAAATTCTTAAAGGGTTCTCTTGTGTTCCTTTTATATCCTTGCAGTTATTACCTGAGAAAATTTTAACCCTCTCTGCGGCTGGTATTTCATGCTTAAAATCACGGTTAGCTTTTGAATAAAAATAAGGAAACTGCTCTATTCTTATTTTGTAAGAGCCTCCGTCGCCAACGGGCAAAGGTAGTATGTATTCTTTCAATCCGCTTTCCGGGTCTACCTCTTCCGTAAATTCATAGAACGCTCCATCAATTTTCCTTGTCACTAAAACAGGAATGCCATCCACAGTTTCAAGGGTTCCATCTAAGCTAGGGTCAGTCGCCCTCACTCCTTCAAGCTCTCCTTTTTGAGTTCCTCCAATTGTGACCCTATAGCTGCTGCCCAGCTTGGCCCCGTGTTGGCCGTGATGATTCTGGAACGCTGCTTTATTTTTAACCCTGTTCCCGCCTATCTTTAATACCAACCTATATTGAGCATCTTTAATTAGGGGGAACTCATCTATTGTTTCAATGCCGCCGAAGTTGTGGTCAAATGGGACTGTTACACTTTGGCATTCTGAAGTGTATTCAATATAAGCACTTTTCAATTCCCATCGGCTTCCTGAGTCTGCTTCGTCTAGCAGAGGATACCCAGTGTTGCCTATCAAGCTGACATACATACCAGCATTAGGGTGCGCTGTGTTCCATAGGTCTTTACCTCTTAAATCTATACTGTTCTTACATACATTCCATCTCTTTAACCCGCTCTTTATCCCAAACTGATCTCTTAATTGAGGGGTGTCTCCTTTGCCTTGCCCTGTTGTGGGAATGTAATGGCAGGAATTATTAGAACCCCCAGTCCCTTTTGTGTTGTCTTGGCATATTGTATTTAAGATTTCACTAAACAATCCCTTCAGTCCGTCATGGTCTGTGGGGAAGAAGGTTAATGAAGTTGCGTTAGCTGTGTCGTTGCCGTAGCAGTTTGCTATCAGTTTTAAGTAGTTTTCTACAGTGATAGTAGCTCCGCTAGGAGAATTATTAGAACACCGCTTTATTGACTTACTTGAATCCAGCATGAACCCAACCACAGCAATCATTGTGTCGTGAGCTTTTGTTGCCCCTGACTGTCCTAGCCTGTCTGCGCGTATAGCAGTGGCTACTGCTATGGGGTCGGGATCACATACATTTTCATAACCATCAGTAAGGAGAATGATAAGTTTTCTTGGCCAAGCATTTGCTCCAGCCGGGTTAACTCTAGCCCCAACTTCTCCTTCTAAATCATAGTCATCTGACTCACCTTTCAATATGTCATAAGCCAACTGAAGACCTCCTCCTATGCTAGTCCAGCACCCGCCACCCGGTTTACCAGTACCCCCATCACAATCTTCAGAGACTAAAAATTCTTCGTCATCAACCAACCCTAGAGCCGCTGTTTTTGTGTCAACAAAACCGCTAACAAATGAAACTCTTTTCTCCCCATCATCTCCAGCGTAGCTAACAAACGCCATCCTATCTATTTCTTTGCCAACAGTGGTGTTAACGGATGTGTTCCCAGACGTAACTATCTTTTCGTCTTCACTGTCCCAAAGCTTGGAGTTTTTTATTAGCTGCCTGCAAGCAGCGCGGGCAGCTTCAGTGCGGGTCTCTTCTCCTGAGATAGCAGAATCTGTTTTAAGCATTGATGCGCTTCTGTCTAAAACAACAACAATGTCAATTGCACTGCCATAGCAACTAGCTTTAATTGTGATAGAAGAGGTTGACCTTAACTGGTCTGTGTAGTTTTTGGTTACACCATCAACAACAACAGATGGAGTGTAAGTGGCTGTAACTTTTACAGTTAAATTATTTGTGGCCTCGCCGCCTTTAAACTCTCCACTTCCTAAGCTTCGTGCAATAGCTGAGTTGGCCGAAGACCATGCAGCTTTTTCAGTTACATCAATAGCTTTCTTGGTTCCGTCTTTGTACCTTAAATCTAAATAAGCAGAAAACTGAGCGTTGCCTGACGAACCAATCGTTACCCCACTTGCTGGCCTTATGTATAGCCCGTCAATAACTGGAGCATTGGTGCAGAAGTTTTCACCCATGATGGCTGCATACAATGGATCAGATAAACAACGTGCGTCCTCGGTGTCTTCAATAACCACAGGTGCTTTCTCCCCAATGCAGGGAACATTCTTTATATTATCAAACTTCATTAGTTGGTTACTGTTCTTGTGGTGGACGTATCAGAAAGAGCTTTAGTTAAAGTGTATGTGTCTATTGTGGTTCCTGACTTGTTGATGAACTCAAACTTCAAAGTAGTTCCATCAACAGTTCCTTTAATAGCTCCGTTTTCTGTACTGTAAAATTTCTCTGAGGAGTACCCGCTAGGCAGGGTTGCTCCGCTCCCGCGAAGAGGCGCACCACCAGCCCCGTTCACTAAGTATCTAAAATCATTTGCATCCTTAATCCTCTCATAGTTATGAGAGTGACCAGAGATAACAACATCAGCCCCCATACCGGGGAAATCCCAGCGCATATCTGTATCTCCGGGGCCGTGACCACCACTTGAGGTTTCTGATGTGTATGGAGAATGGTGGAAGTAAACCACCTTCCAGTGAGATGTGCTACTCCCAAGCTTTGACTCCAACCACTCATGCTGGCCTCCAGTAATGCCAACACCTAGCTTGGCGTTGTATACACTGTTATCAGTTCTCTTGTTGGAGAATAAGCAGAAAAAGTGAATCGGGCCTTTGACGAAGTCATAGTACTCCTCATTGTTTGGCAGGGTGAAATAGTTCTTGTAGTGGGCCAACCCTGCATCTGTTGTCCCGTAGGCGTCAGTAATATCATGGTTGCCTATTGCCGGGAAAAACCTATTGCCAGTTGTTGCATTAGATGTGCTTGTGTATCCGTGCAATCCAGATTGGCCATATGGGAATATGAAGTCTGAATACCACTGACCTACGTTTGTATCTAAATCTGTAGCAGTGCTTTGATCGCCACCACTTGCCCCGTAGCTATTGTCACCAGTTGTGATAATGAACTCTGGAGACCAACCCTTAACCAAGGTGGCTACTGCACTAGCATTAGTTCCGTCATAAGCAGAGCCAGAACCTCCAACTGATGCTCCGTAATCCCCTATGACTCCAAACGTAAAACTAACATCCACTGCTTGAGAGGGAGCTAGTTCTGTTGTGGCGGCTTCCGCGACAGTTGTTATCGTTGCTTTCAACGCCTCATTGAAACGCTGATTTCTCCTGACGGCTAAAATGTCATAAGCCTCTGGGCAGAAGAATGTCTTCTTAACTTCTGTTTGCCTCTTGCACTCATGGATCAAGTCGCCCATTGCAGTGTCAAAGTCCATGCTCATGTACTTGTAACGCTCATAGTCGTTATCAAAGTCACGGGCATACTCGCGCTGGACATACAACTTAACAGCCCTCTTGAAGTCTATGTCTTCAATGACTGCATCATCTGGTGAGTACTTAGTCTTTACCCCGTCCCACTCAACAACAACAATCTCGTCAGAATTAATCCAAGGAGATATGTAGATGCGGTCACGGTCTATTGCCCACTGACCAATTACAGCCCTGCCATGTTTTTTTGTTAGCAAGGTTTTGGTTGTCCCACTTCGGCTTACCTTGTAATCAGAATCTTCATCCGGGTACTTGAAGCCCATCGGTAAAGGCTCCCTGTCCAGATTCTTTGGAGGATAAACCATAGACAACAGCTTGAGGCTGTTACACTCAAGCTGGTCTAGTGTTACTTGGGTAAACAGGGCGGGATAAACCTCGTCCCCGTCTTGATCTAGTATTGTGTATACCTTGTTGATGCGCCCTTTAGGAGCGTCAATGACAGTCTTCCCTCCTTGGTAGTAAGTGGAACACTGTGGATATCTGTTGATATTTCTGGACTGAAGACATGGAATATACCGCTGGAGATGAGTTACTGCCGCCTCAAAGTTTTTATTGATGGGCGCGACAAGGTTTTCTGGAACCCCTTCGGGCCAGATGTCACTACGTAACTCTGTTACCAGTTCGGAGAATTTCATGCTTAGTCTTCTGAATCAGCAGTAGCTTTACGCTTTCCTACTTTAGGCTTGGAATCTTCTGGAAGAGGTTCAGCTTGCGCTTGCTCTTGAACGGCAGCAGCAGCAGGCTCTTTAGCCTCCACAGCAGCTTCGGCCACGGTCTTGGATCGGAGGGCTTTGCCTCCTTTGATTTCCTCTCTCCATAGCGGCTCGGATGGTGATGACTGATTGTTTTTTTTTAAGGAATCATACTCCTCTTTAGAGCCTTTTGATATTCCGTATTCCCCTTCAAAAGGTTCAATCAGCTTATTGGTTGCCTCGTCAACAATAGAGTAGCCTATATGCCCTTCGTTTGGAAACCTTCCCAAATCCTCCACTTCCAAGTAAACCAAAGGGTCTGCTGAAAGTTTGACACGTGCGTTTGGTAGTACCTTTTTCCAATAGTATTTCTTTGAACTAGCCATACCGGATCAGTATATAAAAATAGGGGCGGTATTGACAACCGCCCCTATTGGAATTCCTTTCCTTAGATGAAACTAGGTCTGGTCTACTTTGTCTCCAGCAAAGTTTTCAATTATTAAGTTGTCTGTAGGACACTCAACAATTGCTGTCCACGTTGTGGAGTTTAAGGTCGTCTCAGAAGTTGGATTCTTCATTACGCATTTGTATGAAGGGTCAACTTTAGCTAAGTCTTCCAAGTCTCCAGTCTTATGGACAACACGATTTGAACCCAAGATGCCGGGATAAACACCGCCACCTAAATCCAAGATCATAGCAAACCTTCCCATGGAACCGTTAGAAGTAATTCCTGTCTCAGTGGTTCCTGCTTCAGTTGCAGTGACCATGTCATCAAAGAACTCATTAGTGATCACGTTGAGTGTCACCCCGGCTGGGTAATGCAACTTGTAAGACTGTGCATAGAATCCCAGATCAGAGATGTTCTTGTTGGTGATGTCATAGTTCATCCGTAACGCGCCAGCATTAGTTAGAGCGTTGTTATTATCAACAGTTCCCCCGCCTTCTACAGCGTAGTACTTAACCATTGCGTTGAAGATGTTCTTCGCAGTTCTTGAATCCGTGAACAAATCAATAGAATCAGCAGGCTTGCCTTGATCCTTACGCGAACGAACAATATTAAAGATGTGAGTCTCTAAAAGATCATCCAACTTCAATGTTGCTCCGCTGTTGTCAACAACACGGCCAGTGTCTGCCAATTGGCGGTATACACCAACTGCGTTGGCGCGATAACCAATTGCGGCTCCTTCAATATCAGACCCTGCGGCGAAGGTAGAACTATCAACTGACTGGATGACATCCAGTTCCTTGTACTCTGCAAGTGTTTGCTTGCTGCTAATAGGCTGACCCCAGAAGAATGAGTTAGTCCACTCTTTCTGGTGCATTAATCCTAATTGAGCATTACGCTCCGCAAGTGATACATCTCCAAACTTATTGAAGAATGCGTTTGTTCTCATCATCCGCTCTAGCCACTCTTTGTAGAATTCAGAAACACAAAGAGAGTAGCGAGATGTTTGATACCAAAAAGGAACGTGCTTTAACGTATTAAGAGCAGGACGCTGTTCGCACCAATACTCAAAATCGTTAACATTGTTAGCTCCAAGCACACACACACCAGAACCACCTGTGTCGTATGCGCCAATCTTAGAAGCAGCAGTTCCGTCTCCGAAAGCAAATGTTGACCCAATGTCTGCGCCAGCACCCCATCCACTTAGGAACTTAACACCAACATCAACATAATCCACATTACTAACAGTAGCGGAAACAGCAGATACTATCTTAAAAGCAACCCGGTACGCAGCACCAGTATTAGCTATTTTAGAAAAATAGTTAATTGTGGTTCCCGGCTTGAAATAACCTATGCTATTAGTTTGGTTGCTGTTTGACCTTTTAAGCCGAATAACAAAGTTAGCTCCAGCATTTGCTGCACTAGCGTGGAGCGCAGGGCTGTGAGTTATTGCCCCACCCGGTGCTAAAGTAAGTGAGCTAGTGCTGGCACTTGTTTCAAACTTGTATTCGTGGTTTAGCAACCTATCAACAATCCAGTAATTGTCTTTGATTGTGTCTTTTTGTGCCGCCAAGATAAATGGCTCAATTTCACTGGCCCCTCCCGCAACACTGCGCTTAGTAACACCAGAACCCATTGACTTAGCACCAGACATCAACCAATCATACATACCGTACTGACGGCCACCGCAAGTTTTGAGTTCCATCTGAGTCACCAGAAGGCTCTCCATGTCGCGGTATCTGTCAAAGTTACCCATGTTGTTGGTTCCACCTGAGTCTGTGAAGATTGCATCAAGATCAGCAGATTCTGCTAGACCCACATCAGCACGTGTCATTGTTCCACACGTGTCGTAGTTATTCCAAATAGCCACACTATTCGGATTATTGTTTTCTTTAAAAACCGTGCTGCTTGATACGCCCGGTATAGTTGCTCCTGCGCTCATAATTTATTGTTTCCCTTTTAAAAGCCCTTCAACAATTGGGCTGAAAAGCATATTGTATCATCCCCATAGACGCTTATGCATTTTTTTATTATCACCCATGTCTACAGTAGTGGAGGGGTTCCCCCCTGTGGCAGTTACTGCCTCTCCCGCTGTTGATGGAGGGTTGGTTTTAGCCCGCTTTTGTTGAGTGTTTTTAACTTCTCCGTTTTTCTTTGGGGAACTTTTTTGCCCGGACTTATGTTGAACATACTTGTCAAATATATCCCTTTGTTTATCTATGCGGCTTTTAGCCTCACTTCCTACGTCAGATATATACATGGCCTTTATATGCTCTGGCTGTAAATGCCAGTACCCTAAACGCTGTGACTCATTCATTTCTGACCACTGTTTAGTTGTCGCGAACCTACGCCCTTCGTGCATCTGGTCAGCTAAAGGAAGCTTAGAGATGTCCTGCTCTTTCTTTATTGCAAAATCAATAAGCATTTTGTGGGTGTCATTGTTCACATTAAGCCTAAACTTTTTAGAGGGGTGAGTAAGCTTTTCAAGTTCATATAAGGCTTTTTCATTAGAAGCTAAAACCTCATTAAGTACATCGTGGGCCACAGGGTCGGCCTCCTTGAGGGCGTCTCCCCCTCCGTCTTGAACTACCTTCAAGTAGCTCTCGTCAGCTATCTTTACTATTTCAGCAACGCTATTATTTGAAGCCTCCTGCAACTCCCCCTTCATGTTCCCCTCCTCAACAGAAGAGCGCAGTTCTTCTATCTCACTCCGGTAGGCCCGCTCCTGCTCTTTGATTAAGCTTCTAGCTTTTACGGTGATTCTGGCATCAGTGAAATCGTTAGCCTCATAACTGGGCTGGTTATCAGAAATAAAATCTTCATGCTCTAGGTCATCCATGTTGAACTCGGAAGAAGGATTATCCTTTAACCACTGGGTCTTATACTGTGACAGTTTAGTAAGGTATCCTAAGTATTTATCTTTAATGCCTGCATACTTAGGGTCTTTCTCCATTTCTGAAAAGACCTCAAGGTCAGCCCTGTTCTTGGCTTCAATCTGGCTCACTGGCTTTTCAGCGGGGGCGGCTTCTGCAACTGCCGGGGCAGGCTGCTGGGCTACAGATTGCGCGGTCTCTCTAATTATTTCCTTAATCTCTTCAGCATCAATACCCTCTTTCTTTCTCCTTTTACGCTTGGCCTTTGCTGGCTCTTCCGAAGCTTCCTCTTCGGGTTCTTGTGCGGGTTCTTGTGCGGGTTCTTGTGCGGGTTCTTCTTCAGCAACTTCTTCCGCTTGAGCCTCTTCTGGTGCAGGCTCAGAAGGTTGCTCTGGCTCTGCTTTTGCTTTCTTGGGCTTTGAAAAACCGAGGCGATCCATAAAGTTGTCCACAGCATCTGAAACCTCTTCTGCTTGCTGCGTTTCTTCTGTGGCGGGAGCGGCATCGGAAGCTGGCTCTTCAGTTTGGGCTGGCTCTTCTTGTTCTGCCATGTTGGGGGATATGGCGTCTAATGCGCGTACCACCCCAGAAGCTTTAGGCTGGGGGTTATTAATGTCCTCATTGCCGGTTAAGCCTTCTGGCTCAGGGGCTTTGCGGATTTTCATTTGTGGCAAAGCCGAAGCCGCCATGTGTTGTTCTACTCTTTCAGCTATTTCGCTCATAAGATTATTGTTCTATAGAAATTTTAGTTATTGGAAGCTCCATCTTGCCCGCAGCAATTGTGGTTAATATAGTCAAAAAGTTTAGCAGTTGACTAGCTTTATCAGCTTCCTCTTTAGCGTCAGCTTCTTTGCGCGGGTCAGAAATAGATTCAATCAACAGCCTAGAAGCTGCTTCTTGATGGAAGGCAATCAATCCTCTTATTTGTTTTTTTAACTTAGCGCACTGGCCCTGCTGGAGCCAGTTCTGGATTTCCAACATCTGCTGGGCCTCCAGTGGGGACTGGGTTATTTGTATCATACTGTTGAGGGCTAGGAGGCTGCGGCCCGCGCTGAAGCACATCTACTATCTGCTGAATCATAGTTGCGTTTTGCTGCGTTCCTTGAGCTAAAGGCTCTATTGCCTCTCCTACCTCTGAGATTATTGAGTTCCGTATCTCTTCGGCCACTGCCGCCATCTGATCACCCTGAGCTTGGGGTTGATCTCCTTGGTCTATCTTTTGCAGCTTAAAGTCTTTTGGTAATCCCAGCATCTCACCGATCTGGTTTACAACATCTAGCACTTGGTCAATGCCCACAGTCTGTCTTATCTCTGGGTCACTTGCCACAATTTGGTAAAGCTGGGTCAACGCAGCAGCCATTGCGTTATCAGAGACACGATCCGTAGAATCGCGATAGCTGCCAATAACATCAAGGCCAAGTGCAGTCTTCTGTCCTCGTACTCCAACAAGGCCAGCCCTATCCGTATCTTCCTCTTCCAGCGTGAAGCCAAGATCATTAATCTGCTCTGGCGTATAACCAGAATTAATTTCTGCATAAACTTCATCTTCTCCATACGCCATCAGACCCCTGTATATCTGCTCTTTCCATGCAAGCATGGCGTCATCTACTGCTGACGCAGTAAACGCGAGGCGCGTGGTAGTAGTATTTGCAACCGTCCTAACTTCCTCGGCGGTCTGCTCATGGCTGGCAACCTGAGCAATCTCTTGTGCTGATATGACCAGCAAACGCTCAAGCATATCTATCACTTGGCGCATAGCCCCAACTATCCCATTAGTGTCTAGTGCCGTGAACCGGACAGAAGTGAAAGCTTCCCTTACATCACTCTGGGCAAACTTGTTCTGCCTGCTTGAAAAGGGCATGAAGTTTAAGCTTCTGAAAAGCTTTTCGCCCCAGTTCTGTAGCCTATCAATCATGTCCTTTGGTACTTGATCAGTGTCAACAAAGGTCATGTTGGCTAGGTTTTGCTTAACGCTTAACAAGTACTGGCTCAATAGATTCCCCACTTGATCTTGGAACGGAACAATCTCAAGGCTTAATGACGAGTTAATGCTTTTCCCTTCATGCGGGTCATAAGCGTAGTAAACCACTGGGCAATAAGGGACAGGGGCAGCATAAAGAACAGTATCATCATTAGCCAAACAGAAACGAAACCATATAGGATGATCATAATCACCAAGGCCATGCTCACTTGGAATAAGTTTCTCATAATACTCGGTAACTAGAACCGCTTTATCATCATCAGCGGTCTTATAAACCGTGTTGATGCTGGCCTCTCTGTCAGTAATGCCGAATGAAGCCCTGCTTTTAGGGAACTCCATAGTGCAAGGAGAGACCAACTCAAGATAAGTTTTAGCTCGGCCAAGCAGATCACTTGTTCTTCCATAGGTTATCTTATCTGTATTCCAAAACTTAGGATTACTTCTGATATCCTTGTACCGCATTATCCTCCAGTAACCGCCATACGTACATCCTGAGTCAGAGTTGAAAGTGGTGGGCCTGTGGGCTTTGTCTATGAATACGCGACTTGGGTGAGGGAGGTGATAACGGATACCCTCTTTGGTGTATTTCTCAACCTCTTCCCCAGCCTCATCTAAAGCTAGTTGCTTCTCAGAATGCCACTCTTCCTGCGGGAATTGAGCCGCCCAACCATAGTGAAGCATATGGAATATAGACTGCTTGAGTAGCTCACTGTAACCATACTGATTGGAAATAACTTGTACGCGATCTGTTAAAATTTCTGAACGCAGTTTATTTGTGGTGGTGTTTTTACCCATCTCATACTTGAACAATGGGTACTGCCTGCGGTCATTGTAAATTCTAGCCCACCTAATTGTAACGTATGAGCGCACCAGTGGTACAAAAATATTAAAGAACACAGGAAGGTTCAGCTTCTGTGTCTGTCCTTTTGTGTCCTCAACTGTCTCAATCATGCCAGTAAGACCCCAGTCTCTGGCGGCATTAAGAACAGTCTCCTCACTCAAGTCTTCGTGCTGAAGAGAATGGGCAAGGGTATGGCTTACTTGTTTAAGGGGGGCATCCCAAGCAACATCTAATGCGTGGTAAATCTTATGGTTCTGTATGCAGTGGTTTAGCCCTTCGTCTATCCTGTCTTGTATCCTGTCCAGAAGGTATAAACCCTTATCGGATATGTCTGAATCGTCCCCAGCAAAAACTTGCTTCGCGGTCTCTGCCGTCACCCCACGCTTTGTTAGTACATTTAAATCTATCATCAGATAATCTTAGGCGACTTTTGGGCCACCATGTTTTTGTAGAACTGATCCATTATTTGCTTCCTCTTCTTCTTACTCACCGGCCTCCAAAGCTTAACATATCCAACCATACCAGCTTCTTTAACCCTGCCCTCAAAATACAAAACGCTTCTGTAACCACGCCCCGTCTTGGGCTTTAGCCCGTTTAACTGGATAACTGCATCTACGGTTTCGTCTTCCTTGTAGTTAACCAAGATGCTTTTCTTACTAAGCCTTCTTGGCATCCTCCTTCATAATTATAGCCACAGCTTTTGGAGCTTCTTCTTCGTCATACTCCTCATCAAATTCATCACCATACTTCTCAACTGAATCCGGGTCTAAGTCAGCTACCAACTCCTCCCCGTTTTCATTTACCAAAATATCCATAGTTATGGTGTGAGTTTCTCCCGGCTGGCAGTCAGCAAACGCCTCCTGCATTGCCGGGTCTGTTAAGTCTATTCTCAGTTCATTTGCCATAAAGCCTGCAAATCGTTAAGATATCACAGATATGCCGCTTGATGCTAGTGGGTGTTGGTATCCATCAATCAGTCCTAAGCAGCTTGAGATATTCAACTGTTCCAAAAGATACCTATTGGTCAGTGGGCCTAGATACTCCTCAAAAACAATAGGAGTCCTCCACCGATTAGTAAGGCACTGCTGGGAAACAAAGGGAGGGCGAGTTGGAATCTTTTGTAAAACCATACGCAACGCTAAGTCTGGCGTGTGGTCTGATCTTGTAGACCTTATATTGCCAGAGTGGGAAGCCAACTTAATGGGGTTTAAGATAACTGTTCCTCCTAAAGTTGATGGGGTTACTAAGATGCACTACTTGCGGGTCAGCAATATGCACGGCAATGAGACAGAAATCCAGCTTCATTCTCTAGATGTTGACCACGATATTGAGGAGAAGATTAAAGGAACTAGGTTCTCATTAATATTTTTCTCTGAGCTATCCAACTTTAAAGATATGTGTGTGTTCTCCATATCAAAAGGCCAGCTACGTTTGCCCGGATTGGATTACAAGGCGCACCAATGGATAGGTGACACCAACCCCGCCGAAGAAGGAACAAACTCTTGGATATACAAATTGTGGTATGAAGAGCCAAACAAAGAAGACCACCCAGACCCAGAGTATGCCGAACAATTCTCAATCATTGAGTCCATGATTGATGATAACCCTTATCTTTCCGAGTATGACAAGAAGGACTTGATAGCCACATTTAGAGGAGACCCGGAAATGTATGACAGATATGTGCTTGGGAAGTGGACTGCATCTTCAACAAACGCTCACTTTGGAAAAGTGTTTAGGCATGACACCCACGTTGTCGGTAATACCGACAGCCCAATAGCAAGCGACTGGGAAGTTATCCTGCCAACAGAAAACTGCACTGAACTTATTGGAGGGTGGGATTTGGGTGACAGGAACCATGCGTTCCATATCTTAGAAAAGGTAGACACACTCAACGGAACCAGATGGACTGTGCTTGATGAACTTATCGTGCTTCACCAAGATGTCTCTCTTGAAGACTTTACCGGAGAGGCGATGGAAAGAATTGAGAAACTAGAAGAACACATCGGGCAGAAAGTTAGGTGGACTCACTGGTCTGACACATCTTCAATGGTCAGGTATAGAGCAAGCGCAAACTCCTATGACCACAGGGTTGTGGCAGCCGCAAGCGGAGGAAGGATAAACCTTATAGGCGCACCCAAGTTTGCTGGGTCAGTAAGACAAAGGGTGAAGCTTCTTAAAGATTTACTGATGCAGAACAGACTGCACATATCTGCCCACTGTATCGGAACTATTGATATGTTTAGATACCTCAAGAGAGGCAGCAGCGTGGGCAGATATGTGGCTAGTGATGATAATAAGCACAGCTTTGATTCACTAAGCTATGCTTTAATTGGCGAAATGTCTGCCGATCTTGAGATTTCCAGCGATCCGACAACCGGAAGAATCGGCTTAACTTCCGTCCCACTTTGATTTTAGGGGACGCAAAGACCTTACTTCTTTTTCTTCTTGGCTCCATACTTCACCGGCTTGCCTGACTTCTTGGCGGCTGCTTTAGCCTGAGCCATTCCTTTAGCTGAGTATGGGTATTTCTTTTTACCTACGTGTGGCATTATTATATCACCTCCTTTTTAATCACCATTTAACCTTATGCGACCAATAACGAGCGGATAATTTTGAGGGACTGCTATCTTGAGCATTGTGCCTAGCGTAATAGGATTTCTTTCGGGCTTTATCCTTTGCACTTGTT